ACATTGATAATAAAATCGTCATACAAAAAACGGATTCACTTTCTTTAATCTCTTCTCTATGTCTTTAAAATAATTCTTTTCTCTTTCTATCAAGTAATACTTACGACCTTCTAATAACGCCGCTTCACCAGTAGTACCTGTACCTGCAAATGGATCCAATACTGTTCCATCTTTGGGTGTAACTAACTTAACAAGATATCTCATTAACTCTAATGGTTTAACTGTAGGGTGTTCTGTATTTCCTTTTTCTTTTTTACTTGCCTTAGCACAATAAAAAAATCTAGCAGCCGTACCTGTATCTCCTTGAAATGATTTACCATCATCACCTCTTTTTTTATATTCGTGGTCATAAAAGAAATAATTACCTTGTTCTTTTTGTACAGGTGCTTTTGCTCCTTTATCTTCACCAAACTTTCTAAACTCTTCTATAACTTCTTCTGATCCATCGTGTATAACATTAGCAGGATATCTACCTTCTACTTTTTCTCCTGTACCTGTTTTCTTTAAACCTAATTTATAAATTGCTTCTTTATGTTTTTTAGGTTCTCTTCTGTTTTTAGTTGTGTCCCATTGATACCCAGGCACTCTACACTCATCTATGTTTAAACTTTTATTAACACCCTTACGTGCCATTACAATAGGTTCACACGCAGGTTTTAAATAGTTTTTTCTTTTAGGAAAACCACTACCATATAACCATTGTATCATATCAAATATTTCAAACCCAGCGTCTTCTACTGCAACTGCCATTCTATGATAGTTTCTAGTGGCAGCAAATGATAAGAGTACTGCACCTGGTTTCATAACTCTTAATACTTCTTTCCAAAAATCTTTATTAAATGCTATATCACCACCGTCCCAAGTCTGTCCCATAAATCCTTTTGCCGCTCTATGATAAGGTCCATTTCGTCCAGCTTTCTCATCTTTATTATTAATTCCTTTTTGACCTGGTCCAAATCGTTTAAGTATAGACGCCAAGTGATATGGTGGATCAGTTACACACGAATCAAACGTATTGTCTTCAAGTGTTTTTAAATGTTTTAAACTTTCTTCGTTAACTACCATAAAGTACCATTACAAATTTTATTGCTAATACCAAAAGTACTAGTGTTGCAAATTTTATTTTACTCGTTGCTAAAATTTCTCCTATTCTATAGCCAAATACTATAGAGAAACAAACTACAAATGCGTCAAACATATTATCCAAAGAACGCCTCCAGACTTGCTTTCTTTTCGTGTTCCCAACCTATTGAGTTTAATATAAATCTCATAGGGTCTAGGAAAGTTTTCTCAAACTGTACTTCATAATCAATATACTCTTGTAGATTAAACTCTTTTGGTAGTTTAGTTATATAACTAATCACATCAAACTTAAATGGATTTGCTTGTAGTAATTTAATAAACTTAATCTTATCTCCTTCTTGTATATAAGGATACTTATTTTGCAATCCAAATTCTTTTATTTGATGATTATAAATCAAAGAACCTTTAACGTGTATTGGTGTACCTTTGATAAACACATCTTTACCACTACTATATTTTCTCATATTATTACAAGACCTTGGAAATGATATCTGCTCAGCAGACATACTCATAAATTCTTTTTTGAAATCAGCAATAAACTTATGTAAATCAGATTGTTCTTTTGACATAATTATTTTAATTGCTTCTTTAATCTTACCTCGGCATACTTGTGGAGTTGAAGATTTAATCGCCTCTATACCCATAATCTTTAATTTAGGTTCAGATAATCTAACATCTTCCTCGTCTAATACATTTAACATATATCTTTTTTTCGCAACCCATATACCTTTGTTCGCAATAACTTCACGTGCCATAACCATTGCGTTCTTAAATGCGTTAGTATAATCTGCAATGTCTTCAAATTGTTTTGCAATAAAAGGTTCTAATTTGTTATCACATACCTTAGCAAGAAAATCACATACTTGTTGGTCTGTTTTATCTTTACAAGTCTTCTCTACAAGTTTATCAAACGATACATAAATTGAATCTGTATCAGACGCTAGTACATAATCTACTTCGTTGTGTGTTTGTAATATTTGATTTAGATATTCATTTACTTTTTGTTCTATATTTCTTATAATATATTGACCTGCTGTAGTTACAGCACTTGCTTGTGCTATATCATAGTATCTAAAGTATTGATTACCTATTGCACCATAACAACTATTCAAAGCAATCTTTCTTGCCCATTGTACATTATGACATCTAGCAATTTCTTTTTTTAATTCGTTTGTTGGATTCTTTTGATATTCTCTTTGTGCTTTTAACTCACGTTTCTTATATATCACACGGTCTTTATAAATCTTTTCAATCATTTCAGGTAAGAAACCTTGACTATCTCTTTTAAACATTGCACCGTTAGGTGTTATACAAGCACCTTCTGTTTTTAAATAATCTAGGGGTGTCTTCTTCTCAAGCATTTTATTCACAGAAACACCAGATGGTTTAACACCTAATATTTTTTCGGGAGAAATATTATATTGTACAATAATATGTGGATAAAGTGAGTTGATATCAAAAGACACCACCCATTTTTGCATACCAAGTCTAGGTTCTTTCACATACGCACCTTCATACTTGGTGTCCTTTATGTGGTCTTCCCTAGGTGGTACACAAATCTTTTTTGTCATCAAGTGGTTTGCGATTAACGTATCCCAAACTCTTACCTGTGAAAAAATATCGTTATAATTTACTTTAGTTTCATAAGCAAAAGTTAAAGATAAATCAATTAGACCTAACTTGTCTTCTAATGCGTCAACTATTTCTACGTCTTGAATATTATACTCTACAAATTTTTGATAATCTTTTGTATAAAAATCTTTAAATGTTGGATATGGATTTTCTACTTTAGTTTCACCTAATTCAGTTTCACCTATAAAAGATAATCTATAACTCTCTTGTCTTACTGGTATAAACCATTTATATAAATCAAGATAATCTAACATTGCAATACCAAACAATGAATAATATGTATTAGGTCTACCTCTTACAATTATTTCTTCTTTATGTATTAAGTTCCAAGGCGACATTCTATTTGCAACTTTGGCACCTGCAACCATTTGAATTCTATTCATTAAATAAGGTAAGTCAAAAAATTTAGTATTCCAACCTGTAATAACATCTGGATAGTTCTTCAACCAAAATTTCATAAACTCCATTATTAAATGTCTTTCATCTGAACATTTAATATAAGTTACGTCTGTACGTAAAGTTTTAAACTCGCCAACACCCCACGTTATAATTTGTTTGTTTGTTTGATTCTTAACTGTAATACATAACAGTTCTTCAATTGGATTATTTACTTCTGGAAATCCATTTTCACAGGTACATTCTATATCTAATGTAAATATTTTAATTAAATCTTTTGACCACTTAACTTGTTTTGGATACTCTTCATTGATGTATTGATAATGAAATCTATCAAGTCCATAGACAGGTGCATTTTGAGTAGCAACATCACGTTTAAATCTACGAGCAGCGTCAATAGATGAAAAAGTAATAGGTCTTAAATTATGTCCTTGTAATGATTTAAATTCTTCTTGTCGTTGTGATACTGAATATAATGTAGGTGAAAAATTAATCTTCTCTTTAAACTCTTTGCTATCTCTTACACCTCTAACAAGTAGTTTGCCTTTATATTCTATTACGTTTTTATAAAAGTTCATCTGGTCTCAAATGGAGTATTAAACCATCAAGGTCTTTAGTAAGTTTTATTTGACAACTTAATCTACTTTGATTTGGTTTATATCCTTTTTCATATTCTAATTGTGCTTCTTCTATTGAAGAGTCTACTGGTTTTGGCACTTTGTCTATCCACTTTTCATCTACATATACGTGGCACGTACAACACATACAATTACCGCCACAATCGGCAGGAATTTCTGGTATACTTACGTGTGATTCAAATTTCGCCGCCTCCATTGCTGTCAATCCTTCTCTGGATTGAACACGAATTTTGGATCCGTTTCTTACAAAATAAACATCTATCACTTTTTATCTAATGTAGGCAAACCTGTTTCAGTTATTAACTGTTTATTAGGTGTTACAATAGATGAAGTGGTATTTGTATAACTTGTTTGTATTTGTTTTTTTGCTTTTGATATTGAAATTACCAAATTTTTGTTAATGTCAATCGTTTCTCCTTCTGAATATGGAGCGTAAGGTGTCATCATTAACTGCACAGGTTTTCCTGGAGCAGATTGTGTTGGTATGATAACGTATCCTTTTCTGATTGTAACTTTTTCTGAACCTTCGGTAATGTGACCGATAACATCTTCTCCTGTCATCAATCTACATATTAAGATATCACTTGCCATTATATTTCTCCTTGATTATAATATACACTATTGCTTATGAATTGTCAATGTTGCCTTGTGGAAAAAAAGGTGTATATCCTTGTTCTACTGCCTTCTCATCATCTTCACCTACAATAGCTTTGACTTCTGGAACATAATGCTTTAACATATCTTCCACACCTTGATGTAATGTTTGTTTAGACATTGCACAACCAGAACAACTACCTGCTAGTTCTAATTTTGCTACACCTAAATCCATATCAAAGTCAAGATAATTTATAAACCCACCGTGTTGAGCAACGGCTGGAGCTACTTTATCTTTTAAGATATGTTTAATATCTTCTGCTATCTCTTCTTTACTTCTTGCTTCTGCTATCATCTAAACTATACTTTGTTGTTATTATATATTTTCTATTAGGGTTAACCATTACATTAAACCTATTCATTGTTTCTCTATCAAATAATATTTTTGATTTTTCATCCCTATCGTCTAATGTAAATTCTACTTCTTTGTAATATCCACCTGCAAATTTTACATCAAGTTTTATTACTATTCTTTCTTCTTTATAATCTCTTAAACCACCTACGTTAATTGTTTGCTTACGTATGATATCGTTTGATAGTGTCTTACCTTCTAACGACCAAGTAACTTTACCACCTGATTTTTTTATTTTATCAGCGTGTATAACAGACGTACCTGAATTACCTGTATCAAACTTACCTACTATACGTCCAAATGGATGTATGTAGACAACTTCTTTATACCCACACATAGTTGGAACTTTTTTCCAATGTTCTCTATTTTCAAAGTGTTGTATAATTTCTTTACTTAAATTTCTATTTGTTGCTTCTTCTATACCTTCTGTACCTGGTGAAGAGTTAACTTCAATAACAAATGGTTCTTCGTTTACTCTATCTGCTGACGGTATAAAATCTACTGCAACCCATTGACCATCTACTGCCTTAGCAGCTTTTAAACTTTCTTCTGTTTCTAATTTTGTTAATTTTAATTCTTCTACTTCTGCACCTCTTGATACATTACTTCTAAAATCTCCTGGCACTACGTGTCTTTTCATAGCAGCAAATACTTTACCTTGTAATACTAAAACTCTAGCATCCCATTTAGTTTTTATATATTGCTGTAATAATATATCAGAATCCTCATCTTGTTTATTAAGTAATTGTACTATTGAATCTAATGATTTTTCTGATTCAATAAACAAGACACCAACACCTTTTGAACCTCTTAATGTCTTTAAGATAACAGGAAACTTTTCTTCTAAACTATCAAAAGATTCCATTGAATTTTCTGGATCAGTTACCAATACTGATTTAGGTTGTCTAATACCATAGTCTGCTAATCTTAATGAAGTTCTATATTTGTCGGCACACATACTAACACATTCTCTACTGTTAATTACACACACTTGGTGTTTTTCTAATCTTGATACCAAGTCCATCCAACTATCTCTACGTACTACTGAACCTCTTATAATAGCAACTGTATCTTTTGCTGATACTCTAAATCCTTTTTTGTCATCTTGATTATGGAAATACATTTCTCCATCATCTTCAACAGTTACATACCCACCAGTATTTCTATAGATGTATGACTTATGACCAAGCTTATCTGCTTGTTTCATTAAGTTTTTTGCTGTATGGAAGTTTAAATCATTTTCAGGTTCATCTGATATAATGATTAATCTATATGATCCAGAAGTTTTTGCTTCTGTTATGTATTCTTTGAATTTTGATATCTGCATTTATTCATCGCTCATTGTATTACCAACAACTGTTTTTGGTTTTGTATCCTTCTTGTCGTCCACTTTTTTACCTATATTATATTTAGCAGATAACGTCCATTCTTTTTTCTCTTTAAATGGTAATACTTTTATTTGACTCAACGGTGCTTTATCTTCCGTCGATTCTTTTTTAACAATATCAATTAAGTTCCAATCTTGTAGTAATAAAGATATAGTATTTCTTCTTTGAATATCGTTTTGAGTTAATGTTGATTTCTTACCGTCTAATGCAAATAATTCCTTGAAGTGTACTATGTAATACTTGCCTTGCTTGTGTAGTATATGACACGATTGATAAAGTGTCTTATCTTTTCTACTTGCTACACCAATTCTTGTTAATGTTTCTCTAACTTTTAAAAAGTCGTCAGGTTGCTTAATAGTAACCTCAAGCATATCCCCTTGCGACCAACTAATTATTTCATCACTCATTTAAACTTTCTCCCACCTTGTATAAGGTTTAATTTAATACTTTCAATTTGGTCATCTGTAAGTATGTTGAGTGCTTCCTTTGCTTTTGTATTACTATAACCATAATAACGTTTTACAATGTCTAGGTTCTTCAACTTGGTTTTTGATAACCACTTACCTCCAAATCGCCTTTTCTTTCGTATACTATTTATGAAATAATGAAA